GTCCCCCCTCATTGGCTTTACCGTATCAACATCACCTACTGCAATATAGACACCAACATCACCACCTACGGCTTTAGAGAGATCTTTTTCAATTTGCTCTTCAATAAAATGAAGATCTTCTTTACCATTAATTAAACGTGCCATATTATAAGAGTTTAAATACAGCTTCACAGATTTAGACTCAACAATATTAGGAGTACTAGAAGAATAAGTAAACTTTAACCAACCGGAGATAGGAAAACCATTCTTCTGTAAGGTAGAAAACTCATATGCATTCCATGCATCTACACCTACAAAGGGCAATTCTTCTTCTTGAATGTCGTATGCTGTACGATTCAAATAACGAGGAACCGAAACCAGTAGACTTGGATCCACATAATCTGGCGTTACATAAGGGTTAACAGCTGACCCATCACCTGCTTTACCCAGGTGAACCCCTACTAGTTTATTCAGTTCGTCTTGATTACTCATTATCTTCCTTCTAAATGATCTATAATTGTATTAACTCTATTACGCACAGAGCCTTTGACTCTAAGCATACTTAAATTTTCTTTTTCAATAACATATTCAAATAATTCTGCAATCTCGTCCCTAAATTGCTTATTGACACTACGCACACCATCATCCACAATCTCAAACTCAGGCTCAATATAGAATACGTAATCATACGAATGCCATACTTTATTAAATACGTCCCTGACATACTTTAAAGTATTCGCACTAATTTGATTTTTATTATACAAATATGCACTATAAACTAACCCGTCTAATGCAGTACGATCGGTTAACATATTACCGTACATAAACACATTAACGATATGCTCATTCATAATAAGACGCTGAGTTGTATCTGTACCTTCTTCGTTAATAGGTAAGCCATAACTCTTTACACGGCGAGTTACCTCATCACATATAACATAATCTTTAAATAGTTTTTCCGAGCGTAATGCATTCAATAGAGTAGTTTTACCTACACTCTGCGCGCCTGTTATTCCAATACGAATTTTATTTACCTTTTACCTTTCTTAACAATAACACCATTTTTTTGTAATACAGTTGGTATACTGCTTTCACTTAACCCGCACCCGCGCTGTCTTATGGCTTGTATTGTATATTCTTTATATTCAGAAATCAACTGCTCAATGTTAGACGTATTGAAAGAAAATCTCTGCACTTGGCTTCTAAAAAGTAAGTGTTTTTCTCTAATGATTCTGTTAAAAACATCTTTTTTAATATTAAATTGTGTACATATATCTTGAGGAGATGGAAGACTGTAGCTGAAATATAATCTAATTATTTCTTGCTTTATATTTTCATCTACACTGACCCATTTAGGGTGATTTTCTTTTCTTCTTACATTCTGTAAATGTTTTTCTTTTCTTTTTTCAAAAATTTCCAGCTTATTAGGGTGAAATGTTATATTGTCTCCACCTTTACCGCCCGTATGAATATTAAAGTTATAATCTCGCGTCTCTTTTATTAACTTTATTTCATCTTGATTAGTAGCATTTTCTTTAATAATTTCTAGAACAAATTTATCTAAACCATATTTACGAATAGCAGAATGAATCCAGTAACCTTTGCCGGTATTTACTAAGGATAAATGACCTTGCCATCTTTTTTTAATATTCTTAGTTTGGCCTATATAAACTCTATTGTCTATTAAACATCTTATTTGGTAAATGATCATTAAAGAATATCTCCCAGCTTTTTAATGATAGCGGTTTTGCTTTAAGATATGAATCTTCTAGTGATGTAAGTGTATTAAGTTCATCTATAGAAACAATAACATCACCCTCATCTAAATCTGGTGTAACACGGTGAATAATACAACCAATTCTTTCATATCTATCTTTATATTTATAAAGATCTTCCTGTTTATCTTTACCTTTTAACTCAGGATATAAGTGAATTGGTGCAGGATGGCCGTTATATATTTCATATTTCTCACATATATCAGCTGGTAGAATGCGAAGGTAGCCATGAAGACTAATAAGGGTCTGAGGAACATTATATACCACCTGATTTCTAAAATAGTTCATTATCATATCATGCTTGGCAGACATAATAGTAACACCCAGCTCACGAATGCCTGGGTGAAATTTAATTTTATCTTCGAAGTTATTAGTTACCAATAAGTCTGGCTTACGCTTAATAGACTTAGATAACTCTACGATCTCAGAGCCTGTCTGACTGAAGAATGCAACCCACAACATTATCTGTATCCGTGGACAAAAGATCGGAAATACAAAATATTATGCTTTATGGTATGCATAGTTGCTACCGAGGGCTCAGGAGTGTTAAGTAGCTCAATAAGTTTGAGGGATTTCTTAGCATCCAGACCACCAGGCTCGTAGCCAATGCCCAGCAAAGCATGAACAATAGGGTTGGAAGTATCCAATGACTCCAGCCATTTGAACTCTTTACGATAGAACATAAATTCAATCGGTAACGCACACCCAAGGAGGTGATGCGGTTTTTCAGTATTGATAACACCATCTTGTAATAGTCTAGTTAAAGTTTGTACCCTACCTAATGCATAACCCATCCATTTATTAGGATGAGGACAAACCTCGAGGTAGTACGAGTAGTCAAAGGAAATTGCAATCTTATCTACCTTAATTATATTATCCATATAATCGTAGCAATGAACTAAGTCTTCATAACTCTTACCCTGAACTACACCAATAGTTCTACCAGGTAGATCGGAATACTTTTCTTTCCAGTCTAAAGCCTTATCCATTGTACCAATAGTATCTTCTAATACATCAGGAATAATATACTCTGTCGGTCTAAGTTCTTTAATCCAATGGGCATACCTATCGGAGTCAAAAGCAGTACCAAGTTCAAATATAGAATTATCTAGTAGTACATGCCTACCTTGTGCTACTGAATCTTTAAAAAATTGGTAATAGGTTGGTTCGGTTTCGAACAAGTGGACAAGAGCGTAATCGTAATCGTTATAACTACGAGACTTATCAAGAAGACAAAGCGGGGATTCATGAGATATTTTCATAGCATTATTTTAAGTTAGAATATATTGTAGCTTCTTCCCAATATTTTTTCAACAGTATAGGACCATATTTACCTTCTTGAAATTTATCCAGATTACTCTTTCGCCAGAATCCTAAAGATCCTACATGATAGATAGCAAAGATGTCGCCCTTTGGACCTAGATGCATAAAATACTCTGTCTTTTTGTGAGGGTTAATAAACCAATCATTACGAAAAGTTACATACCACCCAAGTTCTTTAGTCCAGTATAAGGATGAAGAACCTGATTTAGCGTCAATAAAGTGTCCTCCATCATTTCCAAAACAGGTAAAGTCTACTCCCATTAACTGATGCATTGCATCTTCGTGCTTTACCACTAATTTAAATTCTGGAAAGTGTTTTTTATCAATAAGAAGTTTAAGAGCATTGTCTTCGCCCCTTGCTCCTGTCTCACCCGATTTACCGTGCTTCTCTTGGAGGGTTGGCTTATAAGCAGGCCAAATTACCTTAGAGACTTCAGGTACATCATTCATAATATAATGAGGGGTCATATTAACGTTTAATTAAAGACATAAACTCAGCACGGCAATCGGGCTCACTCTTAAAGCAACCACCAAGCTTTGCTGTAAGCGTAGAAGAAGAATGATCTTCAACCCCTCGTGACTTAACACAGTAATGAGTACCCTCAATTACAACCGCAACGTCCTCAGTACCCAGGATAAAAGATAAAGCATGATAGACTTGCTCGGCAATACGTTCCTGCACCTGAGGACGACGGGCAAAGTACTCAACAATACGATTCAACTTGGATAGACCCAGAACTTTACCTTTAGGTATATAACCAATATGTGCCTTACCATCGATAGTAACAAAGTGATGCTCGCAGTTAGACATCATAGTAATGTCCTTTTCAACCACCATTTCATCGTACCCCATCTTATTATCAATAACAGTACACTTAGGAAAGTTCTCTGGTTTCAAGCCCCAGAAAATCTCTCGTACAAACATCTTAGCTACTCTCTTAGGAGTATCCATCAATGAATCATCGGTCAAGTCGAGACCAAGGGTCTCCATAATGACAGCAAAGTTCTTTTCAATCTTTGCAATCTTACGCTCATCCTTAACCCCGAGTCTATCCAATACAATAGGGGTATGTACGCCCTTAGAGATAAGATATTCTTCTACTTTATAGCCTAGTTCGGCGTCTGTTTTTCCAGCTTGTAATGACATTTTAGGTTCCCCATTCGTTTTTAAATAAAGGCACTTGAAGGCGATCGCTGTAACGATAACCCTTCTTCATGGCAAGTTCTGCCACAGCCCGGTTGTTCATATGATAAACTGACTCTACTCCCCCGACAGGCATCAGGTATACCGGTCCACGGAATCCAGCATCTTGGTAGGCTTTAACTGCCTTCTCTGCTTCATCCGCATCCTCTTGAGATGCAACTACAAATTTCAAATACACATAACCTACCATACCATAATCAGCAATTATCTCTGGCTTGATAGCATCATCCCACTTCTCACCTGATACCGATAGTTTAGGTGATACAGAGAATGTAATTTGACGATCAAAGTTACCAGGTACTCCCCAGCCCCATCTATCAAGATAGTCTTTAAACTCTTTAGTTAAATCTTGGGTGCCATTGGTCTCAAAGGTAATCTCTTTCAATGCTCTCATCTTTGGATGTTCGAGCAAATCTGGGTATGCTCTCTGCCATCCCAGCAAAGGCTCACCCCCGGTAATTACTAGGTGCTCTTCTTTCCATTCCTTATACGGTAAAGAGTCCACAATAGCCTGGGCAACCGAATCAGTATCAAGTACGGGAGATAGATGCTTAAAACGAGGATCCCAACTAGCGTATGAATCACAGCCAGTACTAACGAGCGGCAATTCTTTATAGTTAAGAAATTTACCAACTTCTGCCGCCACATAATCGACCTCTTTACTTTGTTCACCTTTAGGCATACCAAAGCCACTACAGGTAAAGTTACAACCAAAGGTACGAAGGAAAACGGATGGTACGCCCATGTACCTACCTTCTCCCTGTATTGAATAGAATAGTTCTGCTACTTTAAGTTTAGCCATTATACTAACTCCTCTGCAATGCCGAGGATTTCTGCGATGATTAAGAAGATGCCAGCTAAGATAAGACTTTGTGGCCAGATGAGAGAGATACCAGCAAAAATTCTGATGATACTCTTAACGAATGAAATACGCGCATGCCAATTGGCATCAGGTTGATCAAAACTGATCATTTTAAACTCCTAGTTATACGTG